AGTGTCAGCATGACCCTGTTCCCCATTAGTGCACACATGTTCACATTACATGAACATAAACCGTCTGATCTAATACCGTACTGCCTCGCTCCGCTCGGCGTTGTCTCACTCCGTTCGACCTACCTCACCTAACTGTGTTCGGTTCGGATTGGGTTCGCTCCGCTCACACACCACACCGTACCATACTACATAATGTGATCTAACTCCGTCTGATCTAACACCACGCAACAATGTTCCACGTGAAACAATGACACGCTCGGGTCCGTAGTGAATTATGTGAAATTATAAAAACACTTGTATTCTAGAATATGTGATGTATACTATAGGTGTAAAGAAAAGAGGACATTAAAATGACTAAATTACAACAAATAATGAATGAAACAAGAAAATTAGAAGGGTTTGAAGAAAACCAACAATTATTATTCGAATACACTTGGACATGTGAAAAACTTGAAAATGGTGTTGATGATGATGATTATAGAAAATACTTATTAGATAAAAAAGTTAACTTACGTTATGAAATTTTAAAGAGAATGGGAGGTAACTAATAATATGACAAGAAAAGAAGAATATCATTGTACGATATTAACAATTTATGCGTCTGGTAAAAATTTTATTGAGATGTCAAAAAAGTATGGATTAGGAAAAGAACAATTAGATTTATTGATTGATTCGTATCTTGAATTATTTGATATAATTATGTTGTGTGCACTTAGAGATGATTTTATTATAAAAAATGATTATTTAAATTTATTAGAATATGTTAATAAATTATCTGGTTATTTAAAGGAGTGTTGTGAATGAGTAGAATTTATAAACATAATCATTATCCAAGTGAGTTAATTATGGATAATATTAATAAGATAGTAGATATTATAGAGACGTATTTATGTGATTATAAACTTGGTTTTCATTTAGTTTACCAGCGTAGGCATTTAATTAGAATGGATATTCGTAAGTTAAACTCAAAATCTATTATCGCTAGTTATTCGTTTCGGTATAACACTATGACGTTATTTAAACGTAAGGTTTTACAAGGTGTTGTATCACTTGAGGATATGATTAAAGAGAATGAGAGACGCGGTTATGAGTATTTACAATAATTTAATACTTGCAAGTTGGTTAGTATGTGTTGTATTATCTGTGTATCAAATTTATCAGCATTGCAAAGGCAATTTTAAGTATTATAAGGTATCAAACAGATACATAAATTTCATTATAATATCAATTGTAATGTTAGTTATGTGGTTTGTTTTAATAAATATGAAATATGATGAATTAATGGAGGTGTGTAATGTAAAATATTAAAGTGTTATGACTTCACATAAAAAGCGTATAGGTTGTAAATTGTTATGCTGGTTACAAAATTAGACAACTTGAAATAAATTAATTGAAAAAGCAATAGTTAAAATTAAAAGGAGAATATTAAAATGGAAAATTTAGGAAATGAAGTAATGGCAATGGAAAACACAGGTTTGGTTGTGACTGATGACATGACTTACGAGCAACGTGTGAACTTATTCAACGCGGTAAATAATGCGGAAGGTTTAAGCGATCAAGTAGGTAAGGACTTGTATTTGACTGGTTACATTGTACAAGATGTAGAAAAGGAAAACGAGAGAACAGGTGAAATTATTTGTTCTAAACTAATCACTGTTATTGATAAGGATGGAAAAGCCTATGCGACAAATTCAAAACCTTTCTTACAGTCTTTAAAACAATTAAAGCAGGTGTTTAACTATGATTGGACGAAAGAACCGGTATGTGTAACAATTATTCAAAAGAAATCAAATTCAAGCTCAAATAAATATTTAAGTATGGCTGTAAAATAGCCTAATAAAATAAGGGTGTTAGCCAAACACCCTTTTATTTTTGGGTTAAAAGGGGGTGTTTAAATTGGCTAAAATGCGAAAAAGCACGAAAGATGTTAAGCGTCTAAGAAATGCTATAGCAAGTGCTAAACGAACTGCTACAAAAGCGCAAAATTTAGGGCAGGACGTTGTGTTTACAGACATTAGAACCATTAAAGATTTTAATGATCGTAAAGAATTCAATAAATACTTAAAATCAATTGAAAAATTCAATAAAGAGAATAGGTTTATAAAGAATCGTTACGGTGTTGTATTTAACCGTAACGATATCGAACAGGCTAATAAGTTAGTGGATAAACAGAACAAACAAAGAAAAAAACTTGTTCGTAGTGTTGGACTAAATAATTTGAAAGAAACAAAAGGCGGTATATCTACAAATATTTCAGTTCGGCAGGCTTTATCAGTATTAAAAGATGATAGAGGAGGTTTTTTTGAGCCAGTCCATCACGTTAATATTCAATCATATAGATATCCTAAACAGTTACAAAATAGAATTGAAAGCCTAAAGGAGAATACAAAGAAGAAAAATAAGAAAATCACCACATTTAGAGAGAATTATAAAACAGCTATAGAAAAACAAATACGAGGACACAATATAACAGAGGAAGAAGGACAACAAATTTTAAAAGATATGAGATCATTATCAGATAAAGAATTATTGAAATGGTTGTATCAAGAGAGAAAAGCTATAAACACATTTAAATATTTGGATTTAAGCCGTGAATATACAGAAAATCAAAAATTTGTGAATGAACAGTTAAGTAAAGCTATAAGAGAAGATTTAAGCGATGTAAGAGATAGTTTAGCTGTATTTACCGGACGTGCCTATGTTAGTGGCGGTGTGGTTAAGTATAAATAATGTAAAGGGGGTTGTAGTATGGCAAAGAAAAAAGAGTCCAAAGAGATTTGGGCGTGCGACTTTGAAACTACAACCGACCCTTTAGACTGTAGAGTTTGGGCATGGGGCGCAAGTTTTGTTGAAGATTCGAGTATAAAAGAATATGGAAATAGCATAGACGGCTTTATAGAATGGTGTAAACAGAAATCACGTAAATTATATTTTCACAATTTAGCGTTTGATGGTGAATTTATTGTAAGTTGGCTGTTAAGTAATGGTTATGAATATTCAGACAAGCCTAAAACAGGTTGTTTTAAAACAATTATATCGAATACAGGTTTGTGGTATTCTATTGAAATATGGTGGAAATATTCAATTTATAGATCAACAAAAACGACTATATGGGATTCGTTTAAATTAATTCCATTTAGTATTGAGAAGATCGCACACGATTTTAATTTACCAATACGAAAATTGAAATTAGATTATAAGGCAAAACGTGAAATAGGGCACGAGTTAACACAACATGAAGTAGATTATTTATTTAATGATATTGATATTGAAGGTATGGCACTAAATGAATGTTTTAAGCTTGGATTCAATAAAATGACAGCCACTAGCTGTAGTTTTGAAGCTTTCAAGAAAACTTTGCCTATGAGTTTTGAAAAGATATTCCCACCTTTAGAAATGAATGTCGACAGTGATTTAAGACCTGCTTATAGTGGTGGTTTTGTGTGGGCAAACCCTGAACTAAAAGAAAAAGAGATAGGGGAAGGCATTGTATTTGATGTCAACTCACTTTTTCCATCACGTATGTATTATGAATTATTGCCGTATGATACGCCTATATATTTTGAAGGTGAGTATCAACAGGATGATGAATATCCGTTATGGGTAGGTGTTATTAGTTTTGCATTTGACATTAAAAAAGATCATATACCTTGTATTAGTTTAGATAAGTTTAGTCGATTTTTTGGTAGTAAAAAATATGTAGATAGTTCAAACGGTGATATTGTGAGAATGACTGTCACAAGTGTAGATTGGGAGTTATTTAATGAACAATATGATATTTATGATGTTGAGTTTATTAATGGTTATAAATTTAGGGGTTGTGTAGGAATTGCACGACAATTTATAGATGAACAAATGGAAGTTAAAAAGAATTCTAAAGGCGCTCAAAGATTTATCGCCAAACGTCAATTAAATTCAGTTTATGGGAAGTTTGCAACGAACCCAAATGTAACGCCTAAAATTCCATTTATTGATAAAGATGACGGTGTGTTAAGACTTCACGACCCTATGTATACTACATATGAAGATGGTGAGGTTAAAGAGGTTATTGACGAGCAATTTAGAGATCCTATTTACCTTCCTTATGGTGAGTTTGTAACAGCTTATGCACGTAAATATACAATATCTACCGCACAAAAAGTAGGTATCCATAGAGTCGCATATATTGACACGGATTCAATACATTTAGTAGGTACACAAGTACCTGAGGCAATTAAAGATATTATCGACGATAAGGAATTAGGTTATTGGGGTCTAGAATCTGTATTCACACGATCTTATTTTATTGGGGCTAAAAGTTATGTGGAAGAAATTCAAATATCTTACAAAGATTATGTTGAGCACCAACAAGAATACATAAGTGAAAATGATTGTAAAGATAATCTGTATTATATTCGTCAAGGAGTTTGTTATTACTTAAATGTAAAATGCGCGGGTATGACACAAAAAGCTAAACAAAATGTAACATATGATAACTTTAGAGTTGGTAATGTTATTAATGATTGTTTAAAGAAAACACATGTACCAGGTGGTATTGTGTTAGTCGATAGACAATTCAGCATTAAAAGTAGGTAAGGAAGGTGATAAAGTGATAAGTGTTTTAACAAATATATTCTATTTTTTATTCATGGCATTTTGCTGTTTAAGTGTAACATTTCTATTTGTTGTATATATTATAGGAATGGTATTAATGGTTATTTGGGTTATAAAGGAGTAGAAAAATGGATTTTATAAATTTAATGGTTTTAATTTGTATTATTTGTATTATTGCATTAGTAATTTTTAGTTTGATTATATATTGTAAATATGAGTCATTGATTGATAATTATAAATTATTAAATAAGGAACTTGATAGTTTATCTTATGAAGTTTATCATCGTGATAACGCCATATTCAAAAAGTGTGATAAGACTCTAAAAGAATTTAATGAGATCATGTTCGGAAATCCACCACTCAAAAATAAAGTAGTGGTTGTTAGAAATATAAAGGACTATGATTATACAGCCTATCGAAAAGATATCGAATCGCTAAATGAATATTTAAAAGAAGGCTGGAGTATTGTAAGTCATGAAACGAGTGATTTTGTACATACCTATGTATTAGGCATGCCGTTAGTATGGCAGGATGAAAAAGAAGATGATAAAGGATGTGATGACGATGTTGAGTGAAAAGTCGAAAGAAAATAGAAATAAATGGTATCGAGAGCATGTTAATAAATATTGTGTTTGCGTCAATAAAAATGAAATTGAAGTGGTTGGATACATTGAAGGTTTATTGAAAAAGAATAAGTTTAGTCAATATGTTAAAGATAAAGTTAAAGAAGATTTGGCAAAAAGTAAATAGCATGTTAATATATTATCGTAAGGAATAAAGAACGGAAATCAGACATGTATGTTAGGTTTACTCGCGGTGAAACGTGCTAACAACATATATAGGAATAGTAATCTAGCTGGTAACACTTTAAACTTTACAACCTGTATTTATGAAACCCTCATAAAAGAGGGTTTTATTTTATGTTGACTTTATAATTTTAATAGCATATATTAATAATTAGAAGGGATGTGTAAAAATGGAACGTAATGAACTTAGAAACAAGTTTACGGAAGTGTTAACGGTTGAAGATCAAGCGGAACGATCAACTATGTTGAATGATATGCGAGCGGAAGTTGAGAAAACTTTTACAGAGTTAGACAATTTGAAAGCTGAGAACACAAAACTAGTTGAAAAGAATACTTCTTTAACAGAAGCAAATTCTAAACTATTTATGCAAATTGGTGTTGAAAAATCCGGCGGAGAAAAGCCAAAACATGAAGCGCCAATGGATTTAAGAAAATTAGGAATTTAATTGAAAGAGGTGATTTAGATGTCAAAAACAACAGCAAAAGATGTGACTAAAACGTTACAGAATGATTTAGGAATGGACCACGAACCAACAGGTCAAGAGGTCGCAAGTGCAATGTATGCAATGAGTTCAAGTAACTTTAGAAGTACAATTGGAGACCCAAACGAAACAAGTTCTTTAGAATTTATGAATGGTTTGTTAGAATATCCGGATACTTTAGGTGTAGAGTTCATGAATTTAGCGACACGTATTGGTAAAGTGATTGCACACCGAAATATTTTAACAAACAAATTAGCACCATTTAAAATGGAAAATATGCCACTTGGTTATACTATGGAAGAGTATTTTGTTGAATGCGCTAAAGAGCATGAATACAATCAAGCGGACGCGGAGAACACATTATTTAAACGTAGTTTACCGGATATTAAAACAGCTTTCTACGTTGTAAACAGAAAGTCATATTATCCAGCAACTATCACGGATGATGATTTAAGAAAGTACTTTGTTACTTGGGATGGTGTAAATAGTTTGATCGCTCGTATTGTTGACTCTATGTATAATGGTGACAACAAAGACGATTATAACTATATGAAATCCGCTTTAGTTACTCATTACGAAAACGGACATATGAAGATCGTAAATACAAGTGCTGTTACAGATACGGATACAGCTAAAGAATTAGCGCGTAAAATTACAGAATACGTTTCATATTTGACTGAGCCAACAAACGAATATAACGCTATGGCAGTCACAAAACAAAATGACTATGAAGATATCTATGTCATTTTAAACGGTAAAACCAACAGCTACTTAAACATTGATTGGTTAGCTCAGACATTCCAATTAGAGTTCGCTCAATTTAAAACTCATGTATTAGTATTGCCGACTTTACCAAGTACAGCACAAGGTACTATTGAGGCAATTGTGTGTGACTCAGAAATTTATCGTGTGTTTGATCAAAAGTATAGTGTAGGTGTTGCTTATAATGCTAAAGGCTTATATTGGAATTATTTCTTGCACCATTGGGAAGGAATTGCAACAAGTCGATTTGCAAACGCAATTGCATTTGTTTCTGGTAATGTTGAGGAAAAAGTCACAGCGATTTACTCAAATCCACAAGTAGTTGAAGTTCGTAAAGGTGCGACTATCACCGTACCATTTACAGTTCAAACAAATGGTTTAAATGCTAAGTATAGTTTGACGGCTACATCTAGTGTTGAGGATAAAGTTAAAGCTACAATCGAAAGTGATTTAAAACACGTTAAGATTGAAGGTTTAGAAGCTATTGACGCGGAAGGTTTAGCTACTGTAACAATTAGAGATACAGTTTCAAATGTAACTTGTGATGTTAAGGTTGTATATAACGTATAGTTATGTTATAATATCGGTGTCATGAGTAGGACATGGCACCCCTCCTTTCTATTATTTATCTATTATTTAGGTAAATTGCAACTTAGGAAAAAGAGTTATTAATTTAACTCTTTTTCTTTTATTTTTATTTATTTTGTATTAGTATGTATTTGAAGGTGGTGAGATCATGTTAAGAAAAACTAAAAAGAAACAATCAGCAAGCCAAACAATTAAAGAACAATTTGAGCAAAATCAAGAAATTAAAATAGATATTGATAATTTTTTACCTAAATTTGACGAGGTAAAATTAAGCGGTAAAAATTTAGCTCAAAACTATGTGAGTGAATTTAATACGGGTATGAATATTTACCAATGTTTAAATTACTTACAAGGTCATATTGGTTGGCTGGTTAAGGCTGTTAACGATGTAGTCAAAAAATGGAATAAAAACATCGAGGAAATGATTAAATATTGTATTGAACTGTCTAAAAGTGAATTCGATAAACACTGGGCGGAACTAAAACCTCAAGTTATTGAATTGACAAAACAGACAACGATCAATCAATTCAATGAGAAATGGGAAGAATTAAGACCTCAAGTTATTGAATTAACAAAACAAACAACAATCAATCAATTTAATGAGTCATGGGAAGAATTAAGACCTCAAGTAATTGAGCTAACGAAACAAACAACGATCAATCAATTCAATCAATCATGGGAGGAATTAAAACCGGAGTTAACGCAATATGTTAACAATACTATTAATAATTATATTGATAATCAAGATTCTAAAATCGGTAAAATGTATGACGATTTATCTATCTTGTTAACGAACTTAAAAAACAGTGGAGCTTGGACACAAACGGGTGCAACTATTTTCGATGGTCATATGACAGACGGTAGAAACATCGCAACAGGTAATATTAATATCTTTGGTGGAAGTGTTGATGGCGGTTCATACATCCGTACAAATAATGGAAGCACTGAAAATGATTTGGCTGGTGGTGTATAATGGCATGGCAATATTTTTATGGCGCATATGACAACACCGGACCCTATGCGAATGTTGTTTTAGGTGGATCACCGGACAACACAGGACCGTTTGGAGCACCGTTAGCAACAGCGCACACGTCGGGATATGGTAAAGGTATTAACTTTACAGATAATGGAAATTATGGTGTTACTTTTATTTTAGATTTAGTAGGTTATGCAATTACAGACGCTCAACAGTATGTGGCGGATGGTTATTATGTTGGTGATACTTCTGTTACATATAACTATTTTATTATTGTATCTAAGTCAACAGACAATCAAGCCTCATGGACACAATTATTAAGAGAAAAGATATTTACACATACCGGACAAATGCCATTAAATTATCTTCAAGGATGGGATGGAACAGCGCGAGCGAGTCAATGGAGTAAATTTATTCAATTATCAAATGATACAACACATGTTAAAATTGAATTACAAGGTGAGGATGTTACTTTTCCGCACTCAAATATTTACAGCATTCAGCAGGTTATACCGGATTTTAGACCTTGGGGTATTCGTAAAGGAGGTGTGTTAAAATCCTTAAATAAAGATAGTGGATTTTTAAAGATACGAAAATCGAACTCATGGGAGGACATACCAAAATATAGTTATGATAAAGCCGGAAAAGAAAACCAAGGTACGAGCCGAATCCGTAAAAATGGTAAATGGCTTGGACAGCGTAAAATAGGTGATTAAAAAATAGTTGAACATTCAACTATTTTTTTATATTATAGAAAATGAAAGAGGTGATTAAAATGAAAATTATTTTAGTAGCATTGGTTTTTAATGGTTTGGATTTGGTAACAGGTATCGTTGGAGCCTTACGACAAGGCGAACAAATCAAGTCTAACAAATTAAGAGATGGTTTATTTAAAAAGGTTGGCTTTATCTTTTGTTATGCATTAGGTATTGCTATTAATTATGCGGAAACTTATTTAACTTTACCGTTTGGAGTTGATTTAGTACCTGTGATTTGTACATATGCAATTATTACAGAGGTGGTTAGTATTATCGAAAACATTTCTAAAATAAATAGTGATATTTTACCGGAAAAACTAAAAGAACTAATCGGATATAAAGAAGGAGAATAATATGGATTTTGATAAAATAAAGCAAAATATTTTAAATTCAAGTGAAACATCTACGAGCGAAAGCGAAAATATTTCCGGTTCAGATTTACATGAAGAATTTGAGATCAATAATTTTTTACCGGAGTTCGAGCCTTTAAAGTTAAGTGGTAAGAATTTAGCACAGCAATATGTGAGTGCATTTAATACGGGTATGAATGTCTACCAATGTTTAAACTATTTACAAGGGTACGTTTATACATTAGTAACCGCTATGAATGAAACGATTGAGGCATGGAATACAGTAGTACCATTATTAGAGCAGGCAACTAAGGAATGGACAGATGAGGAATTTGACTATAAATGGTCAATCTTAAAACCTCAAGTTATTGAGCTTGTTACAAATTTAACACTTGAAACATTTAATAATGCATGGGAAGAATTAAAGCCGGTTGTTATTAAGTTGGCACAGGATACAACAGACGCCGAATTTAAAAAACAATGGGATATTTTAAAACCGCAAGTTATTACACTGGTTGAAGAAACAACAACAAATAAATTTAACGAGGAATGGGAAAAATTAAGACCTACGATTATTCAATTATCTACAGACACAACAATTGAACAATTTAATAGATCATGGGAAGAGCTACGACCTCAAGTGATTGAATTATCACAAACTACAACAAGTAATAAATTTGATGAGAAATGGGAAGAGTTGCGACCTCAAGTGATTGAGTTAGCACAAACTACAACAAGTAATAAATTTGATGAAAAATGGGAAGCACTACAACCTACACTAACAGAAACGGTTAACAATTTAGCTAAAACACAAACTACAACGACATTCAATGAGAAATGGGAAGAGTTAAGACCTCAAGTGATTGAGTTAACACAAAACACAACAAGTACTAAGTTTGATGAAAAATGGAAAGAATTACAACCAACATTAACAGAAACCGTTGAGAATTTAGTCAACACAAATTTAGACACATTTAAAACGACATTATGGCAGGAAGTTACAAAAAATAATGATTTTCCTTTTTTACTACCCGAAAACTTTGGGGCTGTAGGTGATGATGAAACAAATGACAGTGAGGCATTTAATAATTGTTTTACTGCGTCTAGTGATAGTGGCAAACCTATTTTATTAAGTAAATTTTATAAAATAGACAATATGCTTAATGACATTACAGGTTTACAACTATATGGTATAAATAATTGTGGATTTACTTTAGGTGATACTATTTTTATAGATAGGTTAGATAATTGTTATTTTGAAAATATATGGTTTAGTACTAATTTAATTAATTATAACCACACTATTTTTAATACAATCAATAGTTGTTTATTTAAAAAATGCAAATTTTCAGATGTGAATTTTTTATGTGAAAGAATTAGTATAACTAATTATGATACACAAAGTGTTGAAGTACTTAATGGTTGTGTATTTAATAATGTTGGAATATATACGAATAATATAGACCATTATTTTAATAATAACGTTTATATTAATAATTGTGTTTTCTACAAACCGGAAAATGTATCATATAATAAAAAAATAATTAATGGATCAATTGGAGCAAATATTTATTTTAATAATTGTAATATTGAAATATTAAAAGAAGATGATACATATTTATTTAATACAAATGATAATTTAATATTTAATAATTGTAATATTAGAAATTTATCAAATTATTACATGTATAACATGGTAACAACTAATAATTTTTATAATTATTGTATATTTAATAATTGTTATATATCAACAAGTAAATTAATTAATTATACAGATACTAATTATTTTATGAATATTAAAATTATTAATTGTAATTTAATTGTTGACTATTTACTAAACGCAACAAATAATTGCAATTTATTATTAGAAAATAACATATTTAAAGAAAACTATACACTAAATGAAAGTAATTTTAATGTTAATGTATTAGAAATAACACAAAAATATAATAATATAAGCGAAAATATTTATCCTTGGAATAATGCACAGCCTACGCCAACCGTTGAAAATAATGTTTCACTTGTTAAAGCTAATCAAACTGATTATTATGTTTTTACAGAAAGCAAAGATAAAAATGTTAAAAAATTAGATTATTATTTTAAATATGATCTTGATTATATGCCAAACGCGCCTTATTATAATAACAGCATTTTTGTTAGAGGTTTAGACTTAGAAGGTTATACAGTTAAGAGGTCATTATTAACTAATAACACATGTAAATTAAAAAACAAAAGTACAGGTGATTTAATAGATTATGTTTATTTTATGTTAGATGATGATGTAACAGTCACAACCACAAAAGATAACCAACAACTTGTATTAACTGAAATAGCAATGAAATATTTACCATATTTCGCTAAGCTTAAAACAGACACACCTGTTACAGGACATTTGTATGTTGACGCGTGTATTTCAATTATTTTAGAAAAAACTAGCTCATAAGCTAGTTTTATTTTATTATATAATAGGAGGTATTAATTATGAATAAAAAAGAATGTGAATTATCAAGTATATATAAGATGAAAAAACCGGAAGATATTCCCTATAATTTACCGGAAGGTTTAAGCGTTTATTTTTATATCGAGTTTTATATGCAAGCTATGCACATACTAAAGGATGTGGATTATGAACGATATAATATCTGTAAAGAGAAACTACACGAGTTAACAATATTAGAGGAGGAATTAAATTTATGAAAGCTGGTCAAAAGTTAGTGCATGATGGCCATGAGGTGTGTTTATTTCCTATGGAAACCATGAATATCACACAATGGTCAAGTCCATCATCATATAGTCACTGTTGCGGACATCCTTTTGATAATGCAATTAGTGGGCAGGTACGTGTACCCGTATACGCCCCATTTAGTTGTCATTTAGTGCATACGTACCCGTCCGGTAATACTAGAGTTTATCAAAGTGATAATGAGGTATTAACCCCAAGCGGTTTAAAAAATGTGACTGTAAGTTTTACACATGATCCAAACCCACCAACAGAAACACAATATAAACAAGGTGATTTAATTTATCATACGGGTACTGCTGGAATGGCTACAGGAGATCATTGTCATATCGACCAATCTTTTACACTAAACGCTGGATTAGTTAGTTATGGTATTGTATGTAACTATGGAAATGAATGTTATGCGTTAAGTGGTTCAGAGCTACCGAATAATGTTTTTTATGTGAATGATACGAATATTGTGAATGGATATGGTCAAGCGTGGAAAACATTTGAAGGTGGACAACCTCCAACACCAGAACCAAGCTATAAATACACTAAACATTATTTCATGCTAGATGGTTTAGGAATTGATTTTGGTTTTTATAAAACAAAAGAAGAGATCAAACCCGAACCACCAACACCAGCAAGCGAGTGGTTTATACCGGGTGATATTAATAGTACAAGACCACTTACAGAGGATGAATCTAAACAAAATTGGTTAGCATTTTGGCAATTTTTCAAGACAAGAGGTTGGACCGCAAACGCGGTCGCTGGTATATTAGGAAACTCTTATTTTGAAAGTACAGTCAACCCGAACCGATGGGAGAGTGATATACCTTTTGCACAACCGGTTGCGTCTAGAGGTTACGGTTTAGTACAATGGACGCCTTGGACGAAAATAATTGACTGGCTAAAAGAAAAAGGATATTACCCGGATGTTTCTAAGTTTGGTCAAGGAGAATGCGAGCGAATTCAATGGGAAATGGAAAATAACCAGCAATGGATTGCTACAGCAACCTATCCCGAAAGTTTCGCAAGCTTTTCAAAATCGACAGTCGACCCATACACACTAGCTATAGAATTTTTAGCCAACTATGAAAGACCAGCCGACCCGAACCAACCACAACGAGGAACTAAGGCACGTGAAATTTATGACTATATCAAAGACAAATAAAATAGTTGAACATTCAACTATTTTTTAATAATATAAAATAAAAGGAGATGATTAAGATGAGTATAGGAGTCGTTAACAGTCAATTTACACCACAAAGTAAAATTTATCTTTTAAAAGGTTTAGAAATTGACGCAATGAATAACACATTTTGGGGTGCATTCGATACCCCCGAAAAACAATTTAATTTTTTTATTAATAACTATGATCATATTGTATTTGAAAATTACACATATCAAAGAAAAGATGGTACGTTAGTTGTTCCTGGTGTTTATGATGATATACGTTTATACAATTATTTAATTTATCAAAATGGTTCTACAGGAAACGAAGCAAAATGGATTTACTGTTTTATTACAAGTTTAGGGTACTTAAATGACAATGCGACTAGTATTAGTTTTGAAACAGATGTAATACAAACATGGCGGTTTGAAATTGAAGAAAACTTTATGGAGTCATACATCGCATATGAACATAGACCACAATATTATGATACCGGTGATGGTGTACGCCGACCTTGTATTAATACACAGCCGGAGAATTTAGAGATTGGAACGGATTTAATAAGTGATAAACAATATTTAATAGACATTACTCAAAGTATTAATTTCGCTGTTATTGGTATGACTTGCGACATGAGCGGAAAAGATAGCTTTACAAATCCACAATTAGGAACACCAAGCCAAATTAATTATTATATATTACCTTTTAATAGAGATACTGGAACAGATATAACTACATTAAAAATTGGAAGTGTAAGTGGTCAAACTGTAACAATCAGCGGACTTTCAAAAGTATTAGACGCTATAAGAAAGAATGAGAAATTAGTAGGTAAATGTGTTTCTATAGTAGTAACTAATTCAATACCAGGTTTAGTTGTCGAAAGTGGTCAAGTTGTAATTAAACGAGATTGCTTTAGTGGTGAACAACAAGGCGATTATCAAATATTAACATATAAAGCTAAACCAATGAACTCAATGATTGAAAATGATTTAAGCGCATATCCAAAAACACGTGTATATGATATACCAGCTTTTATTGGATTTACTCAATTTACAAAATTATATACATACCCATATAGTTATTTAGTTATTAGTGATAATAACGGAACAACAAAAGCTTTTAAAAATGAGTTATGGCAAGACATGAAAAACGCTCAATTTATTTGTGTAGGCTCACCAAACAGTGCAAAGATAAATATAATGCCATTAAATTATAAGGTTACTAAGTCAGATAATTTATATTCAAATTTAATAAATTTAGAAAATTCGTTTGAATCACAATATGAGACTAGTTTACCTATTATCAGTGACACGACCGCTTTAATGCTACAATCATCGCGTAACTCTATGAACGTTGGATTATCCAATATTAGAAGATCAAATGAAACAAATTCAGCTATAGCAAGCGCAACAGGTAATGCATTAAGTGCACAGACAAGTTTACAAAATAATTTGAATTTAAGTGTTACCGCACGTAACGCCAATTTAGCTAGTAATTTGAACGATTTACACAACAAATCGAATATGATAAACGCTAGTATAGGCGCTATAGGCGGTTTAAGTGGTGGTATTGCCAGCGCGTTAACAGGTAATATTGGTGGTGCTGTTGGTAGTTTGGTTGGAGCTGGTTTAAGCATTGGACAAACAGCCATGCAAAACCAAATCAACACAAAACAAACTAATATGCAAAACGCAAACGCACTTGCAAACGCAAATGCACAGGCGAGTGCTAACAGTCAATCAACCGCAATAGGTAACCAATTAAGACAGTTGACAACACAATACCAAAATCAAACAAACATTCAAAATGCTATGGATAGCTATAATGCACGTATTCATGACGCACAGGCAACGGCTGACAGTATTGTTACTGGTTCTAATGATTTAATGCGACAAATAGCACTAGACTTAAACACATTTGTATTATACGTTTATAGACCAACAGACGAATATAAACAGAAACTCGAAAAAATATGGAACATGCGAGGATACGCAACGAATGTTATTGACTACCCTAACTTACGATCTAAAATATCATGGAACTACATTCAGACCGTAAAGTGTAATATTAAAGGTACAAACATCGACCCTAACGACTTAGAAAAAATCAAACGTGTGTTTGATAATGGTATTACACTGTGGCACAATAAGAATGTTGGTGATTATAGCCAAAATAACGGTGAAAGATATTCATATACACAGTGTGACAAATATGGAAACTATAAAGAAAGAAAAGTACATTAATATAAAAGGTTGACGGTTCAACCTTTTTTATTTAACATATAATTAAAAGGAGATGATTAAAAATGGATTTATTAAATGACACAAGTTCGTTCACAGATTATTGTAGGAACGCGGTAGATGTTGCTACGATGAATAATGGAGAGGCTGACTTTATTTATTACACGTATTTACAAATGTTAAGTTTAAACATGTTTAAATATAAAGGTTTACCAGAATCCATTAATACATTCTATTTAGAATATGTTTTACAAACGCGTGGTTACATTGGATTTTATGATGATGAAAGATTAGGCTTAATTTGTAGTGAAATCACATTAGGAGGTAAATTAAACCACTATCAAATGCCAACCGAATATCATACAGTTTCAACAAGTCCACTTGTTAAAAAGAATTTAACGAATGAAGAGTGCGTAATTATGAAAAACAGTCCTTTATATGTTGGTATCTTCCCATACTTAAATTTTTTCGCTAAAAAATTAGCCCTAACAAGTCGCACGATGGACCAAAATTTGACCATGCAATGGACGCCGTACATCATTACAGGTGATAAACGTATGCTACAGCAATTCAAAGTTTTCATGAAAAAAATCTTGCAAGGAGTTCAAACGATCTTTACTTCAAAAGGGTTCAGAACGGAAGATATTAATGTTTTACAGACAAATGCACCTTTTATAGCCGACGAATTGCACGGTATGAAACAAGCGATTTTGCGTGAGTGCATGACTCTATTAGGAATTGAAAATGCAAACATGGACAAAAAAGAGCGATTAGTATCGGATGAGGTCAATGCGAACAATCAACAGGTTATTGCGTCTCGAAATATTTGGCTAAGCGAACGTAAAAAAGCGATTGAAGAATTAAATAAAAAATTTAATTTGAATGCTAGTGTTGAGTTTGCGCCTTATGAAGATTTTGAGGACATCTTAAAATTGATTGAACTAGATGGTGATACAAGTCTTTCAGATTTTAAAGACGATCTAACAATTAAAAAAGAAGGTGATTAAAATGTTTAACAAATTAAAAGTACCTAATTATTTATTAACTTTACAAAGTCCGGTGCTCGCTGAGAACACTGAAACGATATGCGGTGTATGTCACAATCTAGCATTTACGGAGTTAATTGACGCTCAATATGAATTAAGTGATATGGAAGTATTAGAGATAGCGCGTAAAAAGATTTTCGATTTTAATTATGCGTTTTATGACGACAAAGAAAGACGCAAGGCATTAGAAACGGGAATTTTAAAACATTTTTGGTTTGATGAGATCGGACAGGAAACCTATGCATATTGGAAATTTGAACTTCAACACTGGTTTGAAATCAATATGGATAGATATTATACATTGTTTAAAACTATCCCATTCCAAGATCAAGACGACCCAACAGCAAACACAAACTATACAGAAACTTATACACGTGATAGTCGAGGTAACACACAAGCTAGTGGAGAAGATACGAGTATCGCTTTACAGTCTGTAACTCCGGAAGGACGTATTGACATTGAAACAAACGACTATGTGAATAACATCGCTAAGACAATTACCAAACCAAAAAGCGCAAATGATACAACAGGTCATGAAGAATACAGCTTTAAGCGTAAAGGTAATATCGGTATTCAAACACTAGCGGAAGTTTTACAAGGCTCGCGACGTGCGGTTATTACCATTGAAAACGAGTTATACGCTGAATTACAAGAATATGGTTTATTCTTCAATATTTTTTAAAGGAGTAATTGAAATGAATATTGATACAAATAAATATTATGATTATAGAAGAAAAGTTTTAGGTAAATATATAGATCGTGATGGTGCTTATGGTTCTCAATGTTGGGATCTCTATTATGACTGGTGCGAAAAAAATGGCTTTAAAGGTGCAAATTGTACAAGTAGCGGATATGTTAAAGATATTTGGTTAAATAGAAAAACAAATGGGATGCTATATAATTGTGTTGAAATTACAGAGTTACAGCCAGGTGCAATTGTTGTTTTTAAAGAAGTCCCAAATATTACACCGTGGTCACATGTAGCAATTTTTGATAGTGATATTAACGGTGCATACGGTCGCTTTTTAGGTGCTAACCAAGGCGATAAGAATGGTTTAGTGAATATTGTTACACTTCCATATTCAGCTACATTCGATACCGCTTTTATACCTAAAGCTATGATTTTAAATGATGAAAAAAGTGAGAAGGTATTAAATGAAATTCCAAGCGATTTTATTAAAGAATTTGGGACTTTCTATCCAAATTGCACTATTAAAATCAGAGAAGCACCGAGTCAAAAAGGTAATGACACGGGTCTATATTACACAAATGGTATGAGTGTACGATATGACGGTTATGTTAAACGTGATGGCTATGTGTGGATTAGTTGGGTTGGTAGCAGTGGTAAACGTCGATGGATGGCTGGCGGTGAATTAAATTCAAAGGGTATTAATTACTTACCATATGGAGTATTCAAATGACAAAGTCGATTGATTGGTACAGTCCTACCAACATAAAGTCATACAATAAATTTCTAAATTTCATCATTGGTGGTCGTGGAATTGGTAAAACCTATGGATTTAAAAAAGACTGTATTAGTCGATATAAGAAAAAAGGAAAACAATTTCTTTATCTACGTCGTTACAAAACAGACCTAAAGAAAATTAAAACATTTCTTAATGATCAATTTGAAAATTTTAAAGATGATGAATTTAAAATTACAGGTGGTAGCAACTTTACCACATTTTATATAAATGGCTGTGAAATGGGATACGCCACATCACTAACAGCGTTTGCAAGTTTAAAATCAACAAGTTATGTTGATATTGATACAATTATTGTTGATGAGTTTATACCGGAAAAGGCAGGATTTAACGCATACATACCGAATGAAGTTGAAATATTATTAAATATTATTGACTCTATATTTAGACAACGTGATGGACACGTGTATTTACTGGCTAATAACGCAAGTATCGTTAACCCTTATTTTAGTTATTTTGGTATTACACCCGACCCTAACAAAGAATTTAATACCTTTAAAGGTAGTGAATCCGTCGAACAAATCGTTGTACAAATCTGTCACAATGAATATAAAAAAGGAAACAAAGAAAAATCGAAATTTCATAAGTTAATTTCCGGGACTACTTACGGAGAATATAACGCTGGTAAGTTTGCATATGATACAAACGACTTTATTAAGAAGAAAACAAATGTTTGTGATTATTTATGTACGCTATATTACGATGATATTTATTATGGTGTTTGGATTGATATGAATACAGGTTATGTATATATCAACCAACAGATAAACAAAGAATACGGCTATTGTTATTCCATTGGAAGTAACAATCGTGAAAATATGATGATCGCGAAATTATGGCGTAAAGATCAGCGTTTGAATATGTTGATACGATCATATCGTGATGGTTGCGTGTATTACAATAATCAAGAAACGAAAAGACTATTGAGTTACATACTCAGTAAATATTAAAAGAGTGATAATTAATATCACTCTTTTATTTTAATAAAATCTTTAAGATCGTGTTTATTGACAGTATATAAATAATACTCATGTTTTTGACCATATTTATTATGATACTTAATATATGTATCCAATATTATTTTATAGTCTGTAGAATGTACCACAATTAAATTATCAAATGTAAAATAAAATTCCAATTCAATTTTAATATCTGTGTTCATTTTATCACCTACCAATTTTCACTATACATAGAAACGAACACATTATTAATGTACTCGTGTTTCCTAACACTAACCAATAATAAATAATATTGTCTATAACTAATCAGACCTTGATTATAATAGGACCGAATTAAGTTCTCTCTTTCAATATCGCTTGTGATACCAAGTGTTCTATTTAATTCAGAACACAAGCGATTAAGACTAGTGTAATTACTCATACACTAGCCCTTCTTTACAACCCTACAAACTTCTTTAAGCTTGTAGCTAATCATTTCATTCAATTCAACATAAGATTTATAATCAATATCTTTATCGTTGTAAATATCCTCAGTTGTATCAATACAATCACTAATATAATCAGATAAGATTTTTAACACGTTAGCCAACTCATGCCAGCCACTAACTCGTTCTAAAACATCATCATAAGAATTTTGAATATACTCTTTATATTTTTCTTTAGTCATATATTTGTCCCCTCCTCTTAATAAGTAAATTGTACTTTCGTTTCAACATTAATTTGACTAGTTACAATATTATACTTCCAACATAAATATTCTTGAGCCTGTTCAAGTGACTCATGTTGTCTCGTTATATAATCATCATCAATTGTGTAAAAATGTGTTCCTTCATAGTTAATTACAATTCTTAATTTTGGTTCGTTCATTTTATTAATCCTCTTTTCTATTTGTACTCTTATTATACCACACATATTCTAGAATACAAGTGTTTTTATAATTTCACATAATTCACTACGGACCCGAGCGTGTCATTGTTTCACGTGGAACATTGTTGCGTGGTGTTAGATCAGACGGAGTTAGATCACATTATGTAGTATGGTACGGTGTGGTGTGTGAGCGGAGCGAACCCAATCCGAACCGAACACAGTTAGGTGAGGTAGGTCGAACGGAGTGAGACAACGCCGAGCGGAGCGAGGCAGTACGGTATTAGATCAGACGGTTTATGTTCATGTAATGTGAACATGTGTGCACTAATGGGGAACAGGGTCATGCTGACACT